AAAAAGTATAGTCATAACTAAACGGGTATCTTGGCTTAACGCTGGCATAATAAAACCTCAAGCAAATTCAATAGAAACTGCAACTGCTCCGCTTGCTTCTTCAAAGAATAATCCATTTGAGCAAAGAACTCCATGCATATCAAACTCTACTGTTTGTTTTGCTGATAAAATAATCCTTGCGATTTCTTTACCTGCGGCACTTGTATTATCATATACTTTGATTTCAGCACCAGCACCAGCACCCGCACCAACTTCACAAGCATGAATTGAAATCAATTTACACTTTCCTGAATAAACAAGACCACTTGCGGTCAATACTCCGCTACTTCTACAACTCGGCATATCTCTATCTCCTTCAACCCATGAACAGGGGCTTTCCCTATTAATGCTATGGGTCTAATTATTCTTTTAAAGCAGACTTTTTAGGCTTAGCAGGGGCTTTCTTTGCTTTTGTTTTAGCAGGTAATAACTCTTTACATAACTCATCATGTGTAGTTATTACTTTGCCAAAAGCCTTAGTTAGCCTTGTAAGCATTTTAGGGTCAATTTGTTTCAAATCTTTCCTATCGCTTTCAGCAAAAGTAATATCTAAGTTAGAATCACCAAATACTCTAAGAGCATCAACGGCCTCAACTTCAATAATAGCGTCTCTATTCAGCCTTTTACCAAACATAAACAAGGTTTTAGACCTTGAGCCTTTGGTTAATTTAATTGTTGCCAATTAAATCACCTTAAAGATTACCAAATACTCTCAATCTAAATTGCATACCGCTATGTGTTCCACCATCACCAACTTCCGCAGGTGTGGCTTGTAAAGCATCAACAATTAGCATTGTAAAAGATTTAGAACTTGTATAGTTTCCTTGATTTGCATAATTGTTGGCATCGCTACCATCAATAACAAAGGTTGGATAAAACTTCACATTACTTGTTCCTGTGTGCAATACCGCAGTAATAGTTGATAAACCAAAATGTTTCGCTTCAAGCACTACGCCCGATGCATCGTATGTAGAAACATCTACAACCGCATCAACCATATATTCATCACCGTTGGCTCTTGGTTTTGTAAACCCTTTATGGTCTGCTAATAAATTAACAGCAAAAACTTCTTGTGTCAATTAAATCGCCTCACAGAAGGTTTGTAATTTTGCCTTGACCCTTGAAGTATGAACAGCCCATTTCTCCCATTGTTCGGTAAAGAGCCTTGTTTCCAAGAGTTCCGACACCGAATGGGTTTCCGTTTGAAATACCGTCTTCAAAGTATTGAGTTGGTTTCATAACAGATAGCCACAAATGGTCTGTATCAAGGAAAAGCATATCACTAATCAAATCACCATTTAATCCTGTTGAAGTCATAGCGGCAACCGGAATCATTGGTATATCGTAATAAGTTGAAACTCTAAATCCAACTTCTTGACCCTTTACGCCTCTTACTCCATTAACAGTAGGAACAATCTCTTTTCTGTCCATGAATCTTTCTTGTGCTTGTAGCAAGTCGGAAATAGTTTGTAGAGTATCATATCCTGTTAGAATAACCTTTGGAGAACCACCGGCAACTCTTAGTCTTCTAATCATATCGTTTAGAACAGTTAGAGTTAATTGTCGTGCTTCTGTTGAAAGGTAGCCATCACCGAAAGAAACTTCGGCATCAAGATATTCATTTCCTGCGGCACTTCGTAGTTTTCCGTAAAGTGTGTCAATTTGTTGGTCTGTTGCGGCATCTACAAGATTTCCACCTGCGTTATCTGCTAATTCAGCAATTTCAGCCGAATTAGAAATAATCTTCAATAGAGAAGTATATCCTCTATCAATGGTGTTTGCAGATTGATATGCAGTTGTTGGAGAATAGTTTTCCAAAGGCATAACAAGCATTTGATTTTGGACTTCTGCGTGATGCTTGCCCATATCTTCTCTTAGTTGCGCTCTAATATCGCCAATTCCATCATCAATAGAAGCCATTTCCATCGCCAATTCGCTGAAAGAGAATTGATGTGCAATAATCTTAGGGCTTGTATATAGTGTGTCATACTCCGGTGCAATTGAAACTAAACCGTCGTCTTTTTCGTCTAAACGAGCGTTTTCAGTTACTCCACCAATATTATCTGCTCTAAGTGCATCAGCACCATAAAGAGTATCATTTAGTGTAGCATCGGAAGCGGCAGTAATATTCAAACTGTTTCCTGCTCCACCGGCAGGTCTTTTCTTTAAAATTCTCCAACCACTTGATGAATAAGGTCTTTTTGAAATAACCGATAGTGCATTACATTCTCGGTTTAGCATAGACCATACTTTTTGACCGTAAATCTTGTTGTAAAGATTTGCGTTAATACCTGTTGGTTGCGCTCCTGCTAATTGTGAACCATCGTGAGCAGTATGAATACCTGATACTGTTCCTGCGGCTTTAAGCAATTGATTACTGAAATAACCTGTTGCGCCTGTTCCATAAGTTTGTGCTTCTAAATCTGCTAATGTGTTAATATATCCTGACATCTTAATAACCTCCTACCATTTTATGAATATCCGACCATTCCATTTCGGCCAAATCATCCATACTTGGGAGTTCAATTGTTGCCTCTTCTTGTGCTTTTAGGATTGTTTCCTTTTCAGCAGTTAGAGACTTTCTTAGTGCGGTAAATTCATCCTTTAGAGATGCAATTTCACTTGCCGCATCATATTGAGACTTTGCCAAAATAGATTCTTTTGCAGAAACTTCTCGGTTAAATCTTGATTCAAATGACTTTTGAAGGTTGTCGTAAGCCAACTTTTCAAGTTGTTCTTGACGGAAAGCCTCATATGCTTTCTCAATGTTTCCAACTGACAAATCAAGAGTTTCTAATTCGCTGTTGTCAAATGCTTTAACAACTGGTAAATCGGATGCTTTAGGCTTTCCATTGTCAATAACTACACGGTCTGCTGGTTCGCCAATTTCTACACCTGCTCCATCAAGAGTAGATAGAAGGGCTTTATTAGAATCATCCATATATTCATCTTTTTCTTCTTCAACTTCTTCTTTCATGTAATCGCCTTTTTCCGTCATTTCGTCTTTAGGCTTATCCATGTCCATCATTTCTTTATCTTCTTCCTTGCGTAGAGTATTGACTTCTGCCATTAGCGCATCTAACTCTTCAAGTGCTTTTTCTATCTTGCTCATATTTTTCACTTCCTGTTTTGTGTTTTTTTCTTGTTTTAAAATATCAAATCTTGCTTCGGGGTTAATTCCTTTTTCACATATTGTAACTTCATGTAATTCAAGTTTGCTAATTTCATTGTAATCTCCTAATTCTTGGTGGTTTTTCTTTACTTTTTCTAAAGCCTGTCCTCCAATACTAAATGACCTCAATGAACCTTTTCTTATGCCTCTATTAATTTCTTTGGCTTTTTCTATATCGTCTCTTAACTTAATTACTACAAAGAATCCTACATCATCTACTTCGGTTTTCCATAGTCTCCCTGTTTTGTCTCTATATGATTTTACTACTTCTCCAACTTGAACATTAGAATGATTTGTCATTACATTTCTAAACTTTGGGTTCTCCATATATTTTTTAACTGCTTCGTTAAGTGCTTTGAGTGTGATTAAGTCATTTTGTTTATCAACGATTTCGATGCTTGCATATCCTCCAATCATTAAATCGTCTTGTGCTTTAAGAATCCTGAAATCGTGTCTGCTTCTATTCATTACAGATGATACCATTCCTCTCAACCCTTTCTTATACTATCCACTATATAAAGAACAACTAATTTTTAGCAGGAATTGATAATTTACTGTATTTATCTTCATGTATATTCCATAAACCTTTATCGCCTTCTGTATCAGCAGGTTCTTGTTTATACCCTGTCCATGCAAGCCACATTTCTTTTCCTTCAACCTTGATTACTCTAAAATGCATCTTAGTTTCAAATTTATTACCTTTCAAAAAGTATTCATGATAGCCTTCTTTTTGGACACCTAACTCAATATCCCCTGCATCAACTACCTTTCCTCTTTCAACATTTTTAGCCACTTCTGCCGGATATTTACCTGCCGCACCAAACAAATCAAACATTTCTTCTTGATTATCTAAGTCAATAGTCCAAAATAAACTTTCATCTTCAAGTTTAATACCTAATGTTATGTTGTTATCTTCTCTTGAATATATTTTAAACAAACCCTTTCTGTTTTCTTTTGGGGTTTTATACTCTTTTTTAATCTCTTCTTCTTGCATAATTTTATCATCATCAGCATGAAGTTTCTTATCTTTAATTGAAATACCGTCTCTATTTTCCGCCCAATCTTTCAATTTAGTCTTTTTAGATTCTAACACATCTTCATAAATATCTTTATGCTTATCCTTCAAGAAATCATGAACATCATTTACTGTCTTATCTCCCATTGTTTTTAGATGTTGAAAAATAGCAACTGTTAATTGACTTGATTTAGTTTTCATTATTTCTTCTGCTTGGGCTTTCCACATATCTAAATCTGCTAAAGCATTCTTAGACATTAGATTATCTTCTTCAAAACCATAGATTACAAAGCCATTCATATCCGATTTCATGATTACATTTGTTTCACCATGTATGTAATCAGTTAATTTGATTCCCTTTGTGAGTGCTTCCACCTTATAATTAAGTGATTTTTTAGTATCTTGTGATAGAAGTTCAAGAGTAATCAGTTTATCGGGGTGTTCAACTTCCGGTATCTCAATTACCTTTGCTGAAAATAAACTAAAGCCTTCTCCCTTTTTCTTAACTTCATCAACTTTAACTCTAACAATATCCCCAACATCAACCGCTACTTTAGTATTCAATGCTTTACCTACACTAAGATACTTTTTACCATCAATTTCTTGTCCTTCCATATCTTCCGGAATTGGCCCAACGCCCACAGTATATGAATAAAGATTGCTTTTCGTCTTTTTCTTATCTAAAACTATTACATCTAAATCAACAAACTTCTTCCATTTAATCCATTTAGGGTTCTTTTTAGTTCCAATATAATATGTTGAAGTTGCATCTTTAATAACAACTCCTTCGGAAGTGGGAATATCCATCATTTCTTTTGCATACTTCTCAACATCTTTTAGACTATCAGCCTGTCTTGTATCTTTTTTAGAAGGATAAGCAATTGCTTGATTAGACTTTGATGAATAGTTATTGAATAAAATAGTCATTCTATCTTCTAACTCTTCATCTGTCAATGTTTGGGATTCATGTCGTATAATATCAAAAACATGACATTTTAATTTAGCATCTTTGTATTTACCTTTGAAAACATGAGCAATAGTATCTGCTCTATGTAGTGCATCATCACCGTCAAAAAGAATTAACTCCCCATCTAAAATACAATCCCCGTATTCCTTTTTCTTAAGTTCCTCAACTTGGTCTTTACACTTATCAGTGATGTCTTTTTCATTATAAGAATAGATTTTAACCGAGCCATCTATTTTATGCAACTGTATTCTCATACCATCATATTTTTCTTGGACATACCAATTGCCACTAAAGCCCTTTAACTCATTAATGTCGTCTATTTCAAATATCCTATACATTGGTTTATTAGGAACAATAAATTGAGAAATGGACTTTTCTGTTAATTCTTTTTGTGATTTTTCTAATCCTTCTATTTCTTTTAAGTCTGTCCATTCTTTCTCTTCATGTTGAGAAAAGAAAATAAGTTCTAATAGTTCCATTCCTGCCTTTACTTTCGATTCAACTTTCTTTGAGTCTTTTCCATCACCATAATGCTCTATAATATAGAGGGCAATATCATCCGATTCAAGGTCAAGTCCAACAAGACCCTCCGTTATTGTGTCGGGTTGCATGCCTTTAATGCTTAAAATGTCCGGAGATAGTGCTTTATTGTCGTCTCTTAATGCATAATGAATGAATTTTACCATAGTTTCGGGATTATCTAACAATTCTTCAAGGACACTACCTTTAAACATTTCAGCGAAAGGGTCAGCAACTATTTTAGAAGAGTATCTAATGAGTTTTATTTTTTCAAACAGTTGTTTCGCTTCTCTTGATATTGGGTTTTTAACTTCTTTATTTTCCATTTCATCTTCATCAATAAAATTTCTTAACTCTTTACCTGCGGCATCTAATTCTTCATATGATTCTATAATTAAATCAACCGCTTTTCTCCAACGGCTTCCATATTCATCGGGGTCATGAACGGCTGATAAATAAGCGACTCTTGTTTTTTCAAAGAGTCTTAGTATTTCTTGAGAAGGCTGTTTATCCTTCTCAATAGAGCCGAGTTTCATTTAAACCACGCTCTTTATCTATCTAAAAATGCTTCATAATCAGGGTCTAATGCTTCATCGGATTCTTCATCTCTTGGTTCGGGTAATCTTCTAAACTCTTTTTCAAGGTCAGTTACAAGACCGGATAAAGAAGTAATCATTCTGCTTATTTCACTTCTATTTGAAGGGTCGCCCTCTCTAAATTGTCTTGATAAAGCAGTTATTGTTCTGTCTAATTCGCCTATTCTTTCAGTAAGCATTTTTCTATCTTCTTCATCTAAAAAGGGATTAGTCATATAATCCGATTCTTTGATATTTTTTAGAATAATAATTGCTTTAGAAATATCTCCTGCATAAGCATGTAGTGTAGTTGGCCCATCATTTGATTTAAATTTAGTAGTATCTTTTTCAGCCTTTGGTCTTTTTAGTTTAACGGCTTCGGATTCATCTTTACTTGGGTTTCTATTATTCTCTAATGATAATGCAAGTTCTTCTTTTGCATTACGAGCCTTTTCTATTGCTAAACTAATTGTTCTTTCTTCTCTTGTTACTCTTTCCGGCATTTAGTTTCCCTCCACTTGTTCTACCATTTTATGTATTTCCGACCAATCCATGTTGCTAACATCTGTTGTTGGTAATGAACCAATCCCACCTATTGAATTATCAATAGCGGGTGTTGGGCTATTAGATACAACGAATCCGGCCTTTCTTAAAATACTATCCTTTGAATATACGGTTCTTTCTAATTCTTCAACTTTAGTTGTTAAAGCCTTAATTATTGTTAGCAGTTCTTCATTTATTGTTTTATTTTCTGTCATTCTTCTTTCCTCCTGTTGGATAAACAATATCTCTCAACTGTCTATATAGAAGTTCATACTCTTTACGAAGTTTGGTAGCAGTAGCAACAATATCAATGTTGCGCTCATTCATTGATTTCATTTTCTTATTTAGAACCTTATCGGACTTAGTTAAATCTAATTCTCTAAGAGTTGAAATTAAATCCCCTAACTTAGTAAAATCCTGTCCAAAAAATTCTGTTGGTTCTGCCGCTTGTAGTGTCTTTTTTAGTTTCTTTCTACCTTTAGCACCTAATGAATCAAGAACTTCTTTGGGCTTTTGTTTTTCAGCCTTTAGGATAAAATCTTCCCCTTCACCGTAAAAATCCCATGTCATTCTTCTTCACCCTTTCCTTCTATCATGTAATTTAGTTGATTTACAATCTCTTGTAATTCATCAACTTTAGCATTAAATTTATCTTCAAACTCTCCCATTCTTCTAACTGCTTCTGCATCAACTGTTGGTAGGCCATCAAAATCTAATCCGTCTGCATCAAGAGTCAGTTTAACTTCGGGGTTATCTGTCAAATAGGCACTTATGCCCCCTTCAATTCCATCTTCTTGACGAGAAGCAAATACCTCTATTCCTTTTGCTTGATTGTATAGTTTAATAACAATATTTCCGGCTCTTGTTATTTTTGTTTTAAGAGCATCTATTGGGTCGTTTTCTTGGAACATACCAATTATTTTTCTAAAACCTTGAAGCGGTTCTTTGAGTCTATCAGCCGCACTTAAAGTAATCAAGTATTGTTTTAGTTTAACCTGTTCAGTCTCTAAATCTTCTTGGATTTCTCTTGTGGCTTCTTTGATATATTTTTCTTTATTGTTATCCATTTCTTTAATTCTATCCATTAATGTTTTAACATCATCAGTCTTTGTTCCTGCGGAATTAATTAATGTCATGATTCCTGCTCGTAGTCTTTTAATTTTTAACTGAACTATTTTTTCAGGCTCTTGCATTATTTCTTCTATTTCTTGAATCTTTTCTTCAACAAAATCCTTTTTAACTCTTATTTCAGCAGTTTTACTACTAAGTCCTTTTATATCATCTTTGATTGCTTTATATTCTCTTGCGACTTTTTGGCTTTTTCCTTGAGCAAACATCATCATGCCTCTCATTTCTCTTGCTCTTTGGCCTCTATTCAGCATTGTTTTTGGCGTTTTACCATATTGTTGCTGATGCAACATTTTCATAATCTCAAGAATATCTTTACCTTCAATGTCTTGAGACAATAGCGCAACAAAATCATCTTGTAATTGCTTTACATCAATGTCTTTCTTTTCATTTAACTTGATTTCAAATTGCTTAGTTTCCTTGTCTCTTTTGAAATCTTTTCCTTTTAGAACACCATCAATCAATAAACGACCATATTCTTTAAATAAATAATTATTATCTGATTTAATACTTCTTAAATCTTGTAGTGTTTTAACTGAATTATCTTCACTACCACCTACTTTAAGGAAATTTTTCATTCCTCCAACAACAACATCTTTCTTTCTTTCCGCTTTTCTTGTCTTGAAAGTTTGTTCTTCGACTCTTGCATTTTGCATTATTTCTTGAAGAGGGTTGAGTTTAGTTGATAGTTCACTTAGATATTTATAGGCATCTTTTTCATCTTCCATCAATTTAATGTCGGATTCAATTTCTGCTGATTCTAAGTAAGCCCCTCTTTCTTCACTATTTAGATAATCTTCACTTGAAGTTCCTAATGAATCCTCTTCTCCGCTATCATCATCAGCGATTCCAATTTCTTTATCTTCCTCTTCTTCTGCTTTCTTAATATATTTTCTATAAGAAATCATATTTTTAGGATTAATGTTTTTTATCAAAGACTCTTTAATCAAGGTAATATTTGAATCACTTTCAACTAATTCTTTAGTTTCATTATCTAAATCAGCCTTCAATAAAACATTTTTTAAAGACTTATCTTTAAGCAATTCAATAAACATATAATCACCTTAAAACGGAATGTTTTCCGAACTCTTTCTTTTCTTGGAAGGCAACAAAATAACATCGGGATTGCCGTTTGACTCCGGTCTTGCTTTATGCGTAGTATCTGTTGGTAATCCTACTGACATATCCCTATTCTTCTTTACTTTATTATTTTCTTGTGCCGTCAATGCTTTGACTTGTGCTAATTCTTTAGTTAGTCTTACTTGCTTTTGTCTTAAATCTTCTGTCATTATTTTTTCCTCCTGTCTGCAATACTAATTGATGTTAAACCTACTTCTCCTTGAGAAGTAATTAGAATATCAATTAATTCATCTTCTGTTAAATCATCTAACATATCTTGAATCTTCTCCATTAAATCAAAACGAGTTGAATTTGCTAAATATTCTCTTGTATATTTATCTTCGCTGGTTTCATCAAGTGGTTCTTTTTCATCTAAATACCCACCTTCTCTTCCTCCCGCTATTGCTTGAGTATGTCTTCTTTTATTTGGTCGGGGGTCGCCACCCGCCATAGGTGTTGGAGACTTTCTTCTTTGTTTTCCTTCTCTAACGCCTTCTTCTCTTAATTGTCTCAAATTCTTGAAACTTCTTTTATTCTTCAAAATACTTAACCAATTCATTAATTAATCCTCCTTTCAGTTCTTTTATCATTATTTTGATTTCCTGCTTCTAATGGTAATCCTGACATTCTTTTATCCGGCCCTTGATTCATAGATGGTTTATTTCTTGTTGTTGCTGGATTTGCTTGTGGCTTACTTCCGCCCTGTAATGCTTGCTCCTGCATTTGTCCTAATTGGGAGGCATCTATATTAGTTCCGGCATAAGGGTCTGCTTCAACATTACTTTCCGAACCTTCTTCTTTGGGTTTTTCTTCCGGTTCAGGTTTAGTAAAGGTAAAGTTTCCATCTTCATCCATATCAACTTCAAATCCTAAATTTTTAGTAGAAGCCGCAATATTAACTTCAATCTCTCTTTTTCTTAATACTGCTATTTCATCTTCTTCTTCGCTTGGTGGAAGTTTTAAATTCCAATCAGTAATACCAAATTGTTTTGTGAGGAATGGGAATACATAATTATTATAAACAGTTTGTGCTTTTTGAACGGCTCTATTGGTAACAAGTATTTGCATACCTTCATTATTTAATCCACCACTTGTAGTATTATCAGCCATGAAAACTTTACTTACTCCATAAAACGCTGATATTCTATCTCTTAAATCATCTTTAACAGAAACATAATCCATTTCTTTTAGACTATCCATGAACTTAACCCATTCAACCGCACCTTTACCATTCTCGGCTTCAATACCCATAACAGGAATAAAATGTGGGTCGGCTTCCATTTTTTCTTTTACTGCTCTCCAAAAAGATTTCATTGAATCCATATTTCTTGTTTGAACTGCAAGTAATCCTTTTGGCATTCTGCTCTTAGTATATGAAGAATTAACATAATTTTCCATAGCAATAAGAGTCATAATATTATTAAATAAAGTAATTACAGGAGACATACCATAAAGTCTTGATGGACTGTATTTACTAAAATGCAACACTTCTCCTTTTAGGAAATGTTGGTCTTTTCCATTAACTCTATTTACATAATGAACAGGAAAAGTATTTGCTCCACAATGCTCGCAAGATTCATGCGGGTCTTTGTAAATCATTTCCCTATGATTGACACAAGTAAATCCTTTTGTTCCTCTTTGTCCTAATTCATCGGAATAAATAAACATAGTTACAGGGTCGCCACGATACAATTCTTTAATGCGATGCATTCTAATTTTACCATTACCATCTAAAAAATATTCCTTTACCAGCACAATATAAGCGTCATCCATTATATTCAAATCATCTTCTAATTCCTGTAATACATCAATAAAAAGTTGTTCCGATTTATTGACATATCCTTCTAAGAATTTTTCAGCATACTCTAATTGTTCTATATTAGGAACTGTTAGATTTTTGCTTTTGCATCTTGAGCATTCTTGAACAGGTCTTGTATGTTCCTTTTTACAATCCTCACATCGGGCTTCAAATGCTTTTTCCCAAATGTAGCCTCTACGAAAAACTTCTTGTTTTAGTTGAGTAATACAAGTTCTCGCAATAACCGATTGATTAACAATATTGTAAATAATCGGGCCATTCATCATATGATGAGTTTCCCTTTCTTGGATTCCCATATTATATACGGTTCTATCCGCAGGTTTGGGGGTAGAACGCCTAAACAGGTTGGTTAGGCTAAATCTTCTTTTTTGCTCAACCATAATTATACCCCTTGAATTATTGCAGGTGTCCTATCAGTTATCAAGCCTTCGCTATCACCGTTTAGAAGCATCTTCAATATCGTATCTTTCATTACTTGACCGGAGCATTTCATCTAAAATACCACGCAGGAACTTACTCCTACTTTCGGGCTTTTTAAAACCGGAGCGCAGATAATAAATAACCATTTTTTTATTAATAGAAGCAAGATTACTATACCTAACATATTTGCTTCTATCTTTAGGCAACTCATCATTGAGTATTCCTGTTTTTAATTGTTGCCAAGACATGCTTTTCATAATCATAATTATTCCTCTATTACTTGCATGGCTTTAGGTTTTCCATATTTAATCCAACACTTCTCACATAATCCAAACGGATAAACTTTTTCAGATGAGTAGCAAGTTCCGCAATACTTAAACATATTACCACAATTTTTTACACGCTAAACATTTAGGTGTCGTAATTCTCCCCTTGCATTGGTCGCAATTATGTCTTGATTTAAAGTTAGCCCTGCGCTTTTTATTGGTATGTGTTCCACCGCCTCTATTCTTTCCTTTACCTTTAAAATTACCATAGCCTTTAGCACCTGCATGAATCTTTTTACCTTCATGGGTTAGCATCATAATTTTTTTGCCCTTTCTATCGGAAGAATATACACGACCTACTCGCATATCTTTTTTGTCCTTTTTCATAACTTCTTGCCATTTCATTTTTTATCCCTCTTATCTTCCATTTCCGGATGAAATTTCATTGTAACTTTTTTTGCATCTTTCTTAATTGACTTACCATCAACTAAAACCTCAACAGGATAGGGCTTATGTTCACCCGCCCAATAAGCCATATCATACCCGCCATTTTCTAATAATTTAACAAGAAGCCCTCTATCATAGTCTTTATCTTCTGCCTTGAGAACCATTTGCTTGCCTCTTGGCAAATTCAAATCGGGTTTTTTCTTAAGTATATTTTCCCATGTCATAATAATCACTTCGGTTTATGTGTGTAAATATCTCCATCTTTGTGCATAAAGATTTTACCTTCTTTTTCTAATTCGGCTAAGGCTCTTTTTATTTCTGATTCTTCTCCGAATTGTTTTAGATTTTTCATTCCTAATGCTCCGCCTTCTTTTTTTATTTCAGCGAGAATTTTTTCTTTCATATCTTCTTTTAATATGTTTTTCCAACTCATCTTCCTTTCCTCCTTTTATATGTCTTACAAGCACCACAAGTCGGTCTACATCTTTGTTTAGTTCCTTTAGAAGCATCTTGTCTTCCACAAGGTTTTGTTCCTTTTTTATCATCCTCGCACGATTGACAAGAAACCCAACCTTTCTGTCCATCTCCGCCTCTTCTTGAAAACCAACCGTGTAATCCCGATTCTTTTTCTCTCTTGAAATTATCTCCACCTTTCTTTACTTTTCCTTGACGGCAACGGGTCATATATCCTGATTTATACGCAGAACCTTTTAATCCATATGATTCATCGGCATTTAAAGCGCATTGGTCTTTCTTTTCACCTTTGCTATTATGAGTAGCAGTAGCCTTACCCGCTTTTTTCTTTTTCTTTAAAACTTCTTGCCAATTCAAGACCATTCCTCCCGCCAATAATCTTTATTAGAAACATCATAGTGCAATAAACTTAATCCCGCTTTATTACCCCATGCTCTTAAAAATGCTGTTAAAACTGGGGTCATCCCAGTTACATATAAGTCTATTTTAGCATCACCTTTTGACTCTATCCATGAGTTCGCTATATCTGTTAATTTAGGAATTTTTTCAGCAAGGCTACCTTCTCTTGGTAATGTTTCAAAAACATATTCATCAACAGGCATTGGGTGTCGGCCTTCAATAAGACCTACTTTTAATGCTTGCTTTAAAACACTAAACCACAAGAATACCACCTACCGTTTCTAAACTATCCATGACTGACATTTTACAGTTATCTTTAAACTTTTGAATATCATCTAAATAAATTCCTTCTTTTAACCAATCAAAGCCTACATGGTCTTTGTGATTTTCCCACTTCATTAACTTAAATATCTCATCACATCTTCCTTTATACCAATCGGCTTTCTTGTATGATTTCTTCATACGAATCAATTCTAATAATAATTGAGCATTACCTTTCTTTAATCTAAAATGTGGTAGGCACTTAGTTAATAATTCTCTAACATCTGCTTGAGAATAAAAATTTAATCTATTAATCGGTCTTGTATCTTGTGGTGATTTTTGGTCTAAGTGCATACGACCAAAACCTATTGACTTGTGCATTTCTTTCATAAACACCTTGCCTCTTTCACCTGTGGCAACTAAACCTACTCTTGGATTCATATTACGGTCTAATGTAATATATCCATCGGAGTCAATAAATGCCGCAGTATAAGCCCAAATATTCTTTTTAATCATAGATGGCATCTTATAGTAAGAACCTTCATTTGAAGCAATATCTAATTTTTTAACCACTTTAGATATATTATTAGGACTTGATATTTTAAACAGTTGAGACGGCATTCTTTCGTGTATTCCTTTAGCAGAAATACCCGGATTTTCGCATACAGTTTTTAAAATAAAATCTTCTTGTCTTTGTTTTTTACTTTTAGAAATAGATTGATTAGTTATTTTATTTATAGCATTTCTAAATTGTTTCTTTGCAGATTTCATTGTCTTAAATAAATCGCTATATTCTTTACCATAAGCCATATCTTTTTGTTCTAATTCTGCTTCCCAGTATTTACAAAGAGCATCAATAGTTTCTCTTCTTAATTCACTACTCTTCATTTTATTTAGTTTAACTAAATCTTTTTCATTATATCTCATTTTAGATAAAGGAACTGTATAATCATTTAACCATGTTATTGAACCAATGCACTTCTGCAAGTGGTCGGCATAAGCATCAATCATTGTATCAATTGCTTTTGACATTTTTATTCTTTGCTCACCTTTCAAAGCCCTGCGAGCCTTTCTCATTTTTCTAACAATATCGGGGATAGAATGGTCTTGAACTAAATATTCATTAGGAAAGTTATCTAATTGTTTTCTTGCTTCTGTTGCATTTATGTTAAGATGGTCTGCAAGTTTTGTTATTTCCTCATGCTCGGATAAAACATGAGTGTTTGTAAAAAGACTTTTTTGTTCGCCAAGCCTTCTTATTTCATCTTCTTTTTCTTTCTTTTCATCTTCAAGGTTGGCTAACTCTCCCATTTGCCTCATTGTTTCTCTAACTTTATCCCCTGCTTCCGACATAATAAAACCTCAAAAATTTAATCCTATTGCATTTCTAACAGGCTTTCTCCCATCATTAGGAGTTTCATTAAATAGTCCTAAATCATCTAATAGTATGAAGTTATCGTTGGCTTGGTATGTGGCGGCATTTGCTAATGCTAAACTCATAACCATATCGTCGTGCGCTCCTATTCCTTCAAACTTACCTCTTTCAGTAATAGCAAACATAGATAGTTCTTCAATTAACAATGATGAAACCTTACGACTCTCTTCATTACCATAAGGGAAACTTAGTTTTCCATTTTCAAGAGTCATTTGTAGATTAAGAATAACCTCTTGTTTCTTTCTTCTTGTTGTGTTAAAGTCATGGACATTTAAATCAGCCACTTGCCTCAACTCTTGAGTAAATGATTTAGCGAATGTATTTGTTTCAAATAAAATAACTTCGGGTCTAAATACTTGACCTAACAATTTTACTTTTTGTATATTTTCTCTAAACTGAACATTCTTTGCTCGGTCAATATATACTATGGATTTATTTTCATCACTATCCATTTCTATAACAGTAATTACATTGTAGTCTCCATCAGTAGAAATAGCAGGGTCAATACCAATAAAATACTTGTAGCCTTCACGCTTTAGAGGCTTCAAAACTAAATCTTTATTCTTAGCATTCTCCATATGTTCGGGGCTAAACAAAGAAGTTCCCGTTGAAATAGGAACACACATATATTCTCTTGTGAACATCATAGAACCAACTTCCGCCTTACGAGCCATTAGAGCATCATAATTCCATCTTTCCGGCCATAGCGGTTCATTGAGAGCATTAAGACATGGATAGGTATTAACTGTATATGCAGGATTTTCCGCAAGTTGTTGGTAAATATCTGTATAACTAAACGGAGTTCCAATAACTCTTAGAGAAGCGGTGTGGTGAAGCGTTGGTATCATATCCCCATAAAACCAATCAGTAACTTTTTGAATACCTGTCATACTAAACTCTTTCAAAGGGTCGTCAATAACAATCTCTTGAGGGTGAAGTCCTCTAATCTGTGAACCGACAGAACGCTCAAGAATTTGATTTCCGTTAGTTAAAGTAATATTACCAATAGCCCAACCTCTTGCGGGTTTAAACTTTTTTAACATAGGATGAGTGAACATCTTATCAATGTCTCTCATATGAACTAAAGTCTGCTTTTGGTTAGAAGAGATGTATAACATTTGATATGGGGGTTCTTCAAAGATTAACTTCCAAACAACCCAACTATGCATAAAAACAGATTTTCCGTGGTCTCTTGAACAAATAATTACAGTTCTTTGTGTAGAGTTCATTAATTGATGCCATTCTTGTATGTATGAAGGAAAATCAAAACCTAATACATTTTGAAAAAAATATGGAAAAGAGTTTTTAGATAATTTCATATCCATTTCATGTTCAAAATTAAATGCTTCTAATTCCATTAAAATCACCAATCTCTAAACATTTTCTCTATAAGTAATCTTTTGTAATTCTTTTTATACAACTTTTCGCCATCTCTAACTTTTTCTCTAAGGTCTTTTATTTCTTCTTGGGCTTTGTCCTTTGTTTCTTTTTCTTCGCTACTGTAAAATAAATTTATTTTTTTATCTATTTTTTTTCTAAATTTTGCTAAAATTTTATCCCATATTTCTTGAACTTCGCCACTTGATTTAGCATCACTATACGGTGTTTTTTTCTTTGGCTTTTGGAAAATAGAGAATCCTGTTTTTCCATTACCCATCATATGATTTTCTTTTTTTCCTGTTCCAAAAATATCTATAAATTGAGCATAAGAAGGATAAGTCATGGGTAAGCCGTCTTTATTTTTTCCTCTCGCTGAATTTAAAAAGAAACGCTTTTCACCATTTCTAATTCCTTTATAGTGGGCTTCAATATAGGAATAATCATCTTCATCGGGAACAACATAAAACCAAATAACATGATTTTTTTTATGTTTTGTTTTTCTTAGTTGTTCATCGGAAACTTCTCTTAGTTTGCTAATCCATTCTTCAATCATATCGTCTCTATTAAAATAATCAAAGTCTGCAAATCTTTCTTCTCCGGTTTCTAAGTAGTGGTTTCTTATTTCTGTATTATGTAAAGAACTAAACAAATTTGATGTAGTTTCCATATCTTGAAAAGAACCATCGGCTCGCCATTTTTTCAATTGATTAAACCAATCGCCTCTAATTGTTTTACGAGGCTTTGTGGTGAACCTGCTTACATCTTTACCTTCTTGTAAATCTTTAACAAATGTTCTTGCTTGTGAACGGCTAAGTCCTTTGTAGTTCAAAACTTTACCCGAAGCATCAAGGACATTATATCCTGCCTTTCCCATTTCTATTCTGTATGACTTGAGAATACTAAACCACTTTTTCATAGATAGTCCTTTAACTCCCCAAGATGCCCCCTTTGGGTGATTATCATAATAGTCTTTGAATGCTTTAATTGTTGGATTATTCGCATACTCTCCTAACTCTTCATCAGTCGGTTTGATAGACCAACCGTTATCTTTTGCTGTTTGATTCCATTCTGCTGAACTAATATTAGATGAAGAAAAACCTGCAATATATGGAGTTGGGATTATTCTATCTGCTTCCTGTGATACTTTTTTATAAACTCCTTCGCCCCTTTCTTCGGGTATGGTAAATGCTCCGCCTCTAAGACTAAAACCATCTCTTGTAGAATAGCCAAGTCCGGAAATAGGTTTGCCTTCTTTCATAAAAACTATAAATTTATCAATCGGATAAAAAGAATCTAAAGGGGAATTTTCCGACCTGTTCATAGGAAATGGCTTATCGCCCATAGTTTCACTCCATAGTTGTTGGAGTTCTTCTTTAGACATTTCTTTGAACAAATCAAGACCTCTCGTATTCAACTATCAAGTCTTTAATTTCTCCCGCCACTTTTCTTAGAGTTTCAGCAACTTGCATATATCTACTGGCTCTTGCCTTATCCTTTAAGGCGTATTCTTCTATCATAGGAACAAAATTAGTAATCGCTTTGTGTAATGAAGGGGCTTTGCTAAAATCTTGTCGTAGTTGTTGTGCTATTAATTGAGGATTAGTTTGCATAGCACCGTCATAATAACGGGCTTTCAAAAAATCCTCCCAACTTGACATAACATCACCTGTATAATCTATCGGACTTAAGGCGTTTAATAGTATTCTCAACCATCATATCAACTAATTCTTTTTGAGTTGTAGCGAGTCTTTTACCATCTTTATTTAAATTCAGCAAAACTGTCATAACTAACTCATGGTCTATTCCTTCAAATGCCTCTTTTAATTGTCGAGTGAGTTTTTCTAATGCTTCTTTTGTTTCGTCGGGTAAATCAGTTGATGATTTTTTAGAATCATCATTGAATTGAGGAATAAGAGGCATTTCCTTTGAAGGTAATCCTTGCCTAACTCTTTCTCTTGCTCTCTTTACATCTTCCGGTAAATCTTCTTCCTTCATAAATGATTGAACTAAATTACTATATTCTTCTCTATATTTTGGAATTGTAGCGAAATCCATCGCAACTCCCGCCATTCCATCGGGGTTATATCTTTCCATCATTATTTTAGTGGCTTTATTTGAAGCCTCATCAAATGTCATTTTTAGTATATCTTTCCATGTCATATTAT